ATATGTATATGCTTCTTTTATATAACGTGGTGTTTGACGTTTTGGTTTTTTAGGTGGACTACATTGCTTTTTAGGTTTTATTTCGATAATATATTTTTTAATAGTTCCATCAAGTTCTTTCTGTTTCATATAGAAATCTGGAAAGTATCTATGAGAGCGATTATCAACTGGAGATATGTAAGGTATTGCTATTTCTTCACTTGCCCATTCCAATACATTAGCATTTTTATCACACCAATTCATAAACTTTCTTTCCCATAATGACCTAAAAGTTATTCTTGTAGGGTCTCCTTTATACTTATGGGCAAATTTTGGATAATATTTTCCCGAATAAGCCATCTAAATAGATATGATATAATAAAACTATTTAGAGTGCCAGCACCAATCCCAAAGAAAATATCTCAGATATTACCCACATTTCAGAATGTTGCTCAAACTTCTAATTATTTGGTAAAGTTTGGATTACCCCCACATACCAATAATGATGGATATTCATTAGGACATCATCTTAGAAGGAAGGGTGTTGATTTTAGATTTGTTGGTGATCAGATAGGAATGCTTTGTAGCAATGCATCATTACCAGGAAGTGCTCTTGCTTCTGTTGATGTTGTTGGTAATTATCAAGGTGTTGTTGAAAGGTTTGCCCATACTAGAAATTTTACACAAATATCATTAGAATTTTATGTTGATAACAAATATAAATCTTTAAAATTTTTAGAGCATTGGATGGAATATATATCTGGTGCTAATCCAAATTCTGCTGCTACAAGTTCTTATCATTTTAAGATGAGATATCCAGAACTTTATAAATCAAATGAAACTAAAATAATTAAATTTGAAAAGAACTATAGTCAATATATTGAGTATAAATTTATTGGATTATTTCCATTATCTTTAAATTCTACCAGAGTTTCATATCAACGTTCTCAGGTGTTAAAAGCAACTTGTAATTTTAGTTATGACAGGTATATTTGTGGTGAATCATCATCTATATCTGTTAATAATGGTACTGATGAAAATAAAGAACCAAATGGATATGTATGGAAAAAATCAACTAATGTTCCAGATAATCTAAGTAAAGGACAATCTCAAAATAATGGTTCTACTGTTTCTGGACAAGTGGCACTTTTAAATTCTCCAACTGGAAAAGTTGATTTTGTTAATCTTTATGATGGTAGTATGGATGTATCTAATCCATACAAATATTTCTCTGTATAGTGCTATAAATAAAAATACTTGAACTGAGCTTATTATGCCTTTACCAAAGATTTCGACACCTTCTTATGAATTGGTGATTCCTTCGACTGAAAAGAAAATAAAATTTAGACCATTTTTAGTTAAAGAAGAAAAGATATTGATTCTTGCTATGGAGAGTCAAGATACTAAACAGATAGCAAACGCTGTTAAAGATGTTATAAAATCTTGTATTATAACAAGAGGCATTAAAGTAGAAGGTCTTTCTACTTTTGATATTGAATATATTTTTCTTAATATCAGAGGAAAATCTGTTGGTGAAGAAGTTGAAGTTATAGTTACTTGTCCTGATGACGGTGAAACTCAAGTTCCAACTACTATTAACTTGGATGATATACAAGTTAATAAAAATGATAATCATTCTAGAGATATTAAATTAGATGATGAGTATACTTTAAGGATGAGATATCCATCTTTAAGTGAATTTATTAAGACTAATTTTAATTCTACTGAAGATATAAGTGTTGATGATACTTTTGAATTAATATCTTCATGTATTGAGCAGGTATTTTCTGAAGAGGAATCGTGGGCATCATCTGACTGCACTAAGAAAGAATTGACTTCATTTGTTGAACAGTTAAATACTAAACAATTTAAGGATGTTGAGAACTTTTTTGATACTATGCCCAAGTTATCGCATGTTGTAAAGGTTATTAATCCAAACACAAAGGTTGAAAATGAAATAGTATTGGAGGGTTTACAAAGTTTTTTCGGGTAAGTATGGCACATGAAGATCTTGCGTCATACTATAAAATTAACTTTGCTCTCATGCAGCATCATAAATATAGCTTAACGGAGTTAGAAAATATGATGCCGTGGGAAAGAGAAATATATCTTGCTCTTCTACAGCAGTATATTGAAGAGGAAAATTTAAAGGCACAGCAAAATGGCAATTAATTCACCAATACAAGGAGGAATACAAGCAGTAAGAAATACTGTATCATCTAGCCTGTTTAGTGGTCGTGCTGTACCGCCACCTCAACCTGATCCAGTAACTACTAATTTATTAACACAAAATACTGCTAGTTTAAATTCCGTTTCACAACAACTTGGTGGTGTATCACAGTCTCTTAGTCAATTAAGATTTTCTCTATCAGTAGTAAAGAATAATTTAGACGTTAGATCACAGTTAGAGAGGCAAAGAGTTGATGCTGAATCTGAAAGAGAGAGGAGATTAGCAACATTACGTTTAAGAGAAGGAAAAGAAAGTACTATTGAGTCGAAAATACAAAATGCCTTAATGTCTCCAGTATCTAAAATTGGATCAAAGGTACAGGGTATTTTAGGTAAACTTAGGGGTGCTTTTAATGTATTATTTTATGGGTGGTTAGGTGAACAGACATTTGAATTATATGATGCAGTAGCTAATAAAAATAAAAAAGCTCAGGTTAATATAGGTTTTAAAGTAGCAAAGGTACTAGGTGCTATTGTCCTTACAATTGGAACAATAAAATTTGGTTGGAAGAATCTTATAGGAGGATTTACTGGCCTTGCTATGAGATTATTTAAGTTTAAGAAAACATCTCAAGTATGGAATCCAATAAAGGGTGTTGCAAATGTCGTTAAACGTTCTCTTGAAACTCTTGGTGGTTTAGCTATTTGGGATTGGGCTACTAATAAAGAAGAGGATATGTTTCTTAAACCTAGTAATTGGGAGCGTAATTTTGGGGGAAATAATAATACTGATAATAGTGATGCTAATGATCCACAAGAAAATCGTTCTATATTTGGTAGAGGACTGGGATTTTTATTTGGTGGATCGGCTAAAGCATCAGATAATAATATAAGTCAACCACAATCTAAAATTATACCATCTAAAGCGAATGAATCAACATTAGCATCCCAACCTAAAAAGAATAATAAGGATGGTAATTGGTTTACCAAAATGTTTAATAGGAAGAATAAGACACCAGAACAAAAACTCTCAGAACAGTTTAAGCAAAGTTATACTAATAACATCGAACAAGGGTATAATTCTAACTCTACTGGTGATGAAAGTTACTTTAATTCTTTAGAAGGTACTACTGCTCCAATGAGTGGTAGTTTATTTGGTAATAGTGAAAATATTTCTTCAGTTAAAAGATCTCCTCAAGTATCTGAACAATTGGCATCTTTACCTGATGAAGAACCAATTATTATACCTTCAGAAGAAGGTCAAAGTAATCAAGGATCGTCTAGTGCAGGAGGATCTGTATTACCTGGATCTGCTTCAGAAGCAGTATCTCCAATAATAGATGCTATTAATCCAGATAATACATATGTTTATCATGCGTATCAGCAATTCAATCTAACACCTGTATAATATGTCTATATCAGTAGTTAGGAAAACTTTATTAACTTCTGGCATTAGTCTTAAGTCTATAAACAGTACGGTCACTAATTTTTCAAGTAGTGTCATAGAATCTAATAAGTTAGCATCCTCTATGGTAAAGAGGACAAGAGAAGATAATAAATTTATAAGAAAAGTTATATCAAATGAAGAATCATTTTTTGTTAGAAGAAGAGAGTCTGTAATTAGAAAAGAAAGAGAAGGTGTTATAGAAGCAGGTAAAGTTGGTGGTGCTGTTAGATATAGTGGTACAGTCACTACAGATAGCACTAAAGGATTTCTTGGAAGAATGTTGGATTTCACTGCAGTTCTTCTAACTGGATGGTTGATCAAGAATGGAAAACAAATAGGTGAAGGTGGTGAAGGATTAACTGATAATATGTTAAAACTTTCTAATACTGCTAAGAATTATATTGATAGCCAGTTAGAGAGTTTTACTTCTTTGGGTGATTCTCTTGAAAAAATTGAAGGGCAAACAAAAGGTTTTGATATTACAGAAGAACAATCTAGTTTACAAAAAGAACAAGAGAGTATATCAGATAGTACATTTAGTATATTTTCTTCTATTACAGAGTCTTTAAATCAATTATATGATGATAAATTTACAGGTCTTGATTTTTTTAAAGATATTGATGAGAAATTAAAAAATAATAAATCACCAAAGGATAAGAAAGAAAATTCTGATTCTTATTCTAAAAAACAAAAAGAAGAACCAAAAAAACAAAAAGAAGAACCTGCAAAAATTAAAAAGGAAGATAAGGATCCTATTGCTGAAACTATAGAAAAGGCAAATTCTAATAAAGAAAAAGTTGAAAAAGAAAAAACTACTAAAGTAGTTCAAAATGTTAAGAAAGAGGTAAGAGAAGATCAGAGAGAAGAAAAAGAAAAACAACAAAAAGCTCCAAAAGATTTTGAATCAGGATATGTGCCTGAAAAGGAGATTTTTTATAAGGATGAGAATAAAAAAACAAGAAGTAAAATTAATCCTGAATGGGTTGCATATCAAGAATGGTTAAATGCACCAGGTGGACTTGATATGTTTGCTGATGGTGGTCGTCCTATTGTTGGTAAACCAAGTATTGTTGGTGAAAAGGGTCCAGAATTATTTGTTGCTGATAAACCAGGAACAATTATACCAAATAATACGTTGAATAGTGGTTCATTCTTTAATAAAACTATTACTAGAAGTGGCACTTCTAAAGACGAGGTAAGACAGAGAAGAATGGACAGGAGTAAATATGAAAAGGCAGTTGAGAATCTTAAAGAAAAGCAGAATGGTGTTATTTACCATGATCAAGATGAAGCATTAAAGGAGCAATATATGTTTGCACCAAGAAATGCAAGAAAAAATAATACATCATCTCCATCACCAAAAGAAATTAAACCTATTATTGATGGTGTACAATCTAGTGAATCCATTCAAGTTATGAAGAAACCTTCAGTCTCTGAAACTATTAGGAAAGAAAGAACAGGACCTGTTATAATGCTTCCATCTACTTCAGGAACACAATCTCAATCTTCACCAGCAGCTCCTGCACCACAACCAATTGAATTTCCTGAAGCAGTTGGTGGTGTAAATATTATTAACATCATACAAGATTTAGAACTTTCTTACACGTAATGGCAGCAAAAGATCCCTCAGTATTTGATAAAATAGAAATAGTATCGGCAGATGGTACAAAGTCTGCTGATATTCGTGGTGGTACAGTAACAGTTCAATATTATGAAGATATTTTTTCACCAACAATTTCTGCCAAATTATTGATTAGTAACACTGGTAATACTATAGTAGGAAAGGATGGTAAAAAACAATCACTTTATAATGGTCTTCCATTAAGAGGTGGTGAAGTTGTTAAGTTAAAAATTGGTAGTAATAGTAAGGATAATCCTGGATTAGATTTTGATAGTGATTCAAAAAAACATTTCAGGGTTGCTAGTATTGACAATGTTTTAAAAACAACAGAGTCTGAGACTTTTGTTTTAAATTTATTTTCTAGAGAAGCTCTGTCTAATGAGACATCAAGAGTTGGATGTAAATATCCATCATCTTCTCCTATATCTGAAACTGTTAAGGATATAGTTAAAAAATATCTAAAATCTGATAAAATTCAAGATAAAGATGTAGAATCTACTGAGAATCCATATGGATTTATTGGTAATATGCGAAAACCTTTTACTGTTATAACATGGTTAGCGTCAAAATCTGTACCAGGAACTGCTAAAGGAAAGGATGCTACTGCTGGATACTTATTCTTTCAGACAAAGGATGGATATATTTTTAAATCTGTTGATACTTTAATATCATCTAAAAAGTTTAAGAAGGCATATAATTATCAGGAAGTTATTCAGTCTGGTAAAGTCAACAATGATTATAATATTATTAAATATGCTACTAAAAGAAATCAAGATCTAATTAGAAAATTAAAAAGAGGATCTTTTTGTAGTCATAGAATGTTTGTAAATCCTTTAACATTTGAATATACACCATATCAAGAGGGTTTGTTTAAAAGTTCTGATTATATTGGAAAGGCATCTACTTTGGGTGAAAGAGTTAAATTACCAAAAGTACATCCTGATGGTGCAGAGACATTAGGTGATATACCTAGTCGAAATATAACTGCGTTTTTAGATGTTGGAACTATAGAAGTTGGTGTTTCTACTGCAAAAAATGCTGATCCTGCTAAGACTCAATCTCAATCAATGATGAGATATGGTTCAATTACGACTCAAACTTTATCAATGACCATACCTTCAAATACTAATTTAAAGGCTGGAACTGTTATTGAATGTAAGTTTCCTAAAGTTGATACTGATAAAGAATCTAAGGAGATTGATCAGGAGCAAAGTGGTCTATATATGATTAAGGCACTATGCCATCATTTTGATAGTACTGGATCTTTTACATCTTTGGAATTAATTAAAGACACATTCGGACCGCAAGACAAATGATAGAAGACTCATTATTAAAAAGTAATTTTATAGGAAGAGATGGTTTTCGTTGGTGGACTGGTCAAGTAGCACCAGAAGATGCTCAAGGTGATCAAATAAATGGTGGTGGATGGGGAAATAGAGTTAAGGTTCGTATTATGGGGTATCATCCTCATAGTACAGTTGAATTACCCGATGAAGATTTACCCTGGGCACAAGCGATGCTTGGTAATACTGACGGGTCTGGAAAGGGAAATAGAGCAAATAGTGTAGCATTATCACCTGGCGATAATGTGGTTGGATTCTTTTTAGATGGCGATGATGCTCAACAACCTATAATTATGGGTGTATTAGGAAATACTTTATATTCTCCTAGTAATGAATATAGTGGTCCTTTTAAACCATTTACTGGATTTACAAGTAAAGTTGCCAATGATGGTGGCAATATTGTAAATACTGAAGCAAATGAGATGAATGCCAAGTCGCAAAAATCTCCACAACATGTTTCACAAAATTTATTAAAAGAACTTCCAGAAGATGTTAGAACTCCATCGAAAGCGATTGGTCAAACTGTTTTTGCTGCTAGTGCAGATCCATCTGCAACTGTAAAGAAAATTAATAGTGAAGTTGGTAATATGTTATCAGAACTTAAGGGTATTACTAGTGGTGCTTCTACTGCTTTGGGTGCTGTATCTGGTAAAGTTGATAAACTTGTTGGGGATGTAACTGATAAGGTTTCTGGATTATCTACTGGTATTA